AATCGTTGTTGCAAAGTATCAGATTTTTTCTTTTGTAAAGTTTTTTGTATTCTAGCTATTCGTTTATCAATTGCTTGATTTAAACCTGTGCTGCCAAATAAAGATACAGGATTGTATCCCTTCATAATACCACTAGCTACTTGACCTGTATCAGTTAATCCAAACTCACTTCCATAAAAATCTTTCATTGCTTTATCTTCTGGACTCATTGGTCCAAAGGCACCTAACAAAGCTCCTATGCCAGGTATGCCTGTTACTAAAGATGCTATGCCACCAATCGCAGCTTTTCCTAAATCAAAACCTTTGCCAATACCAGACTTTGCTTTATCAATGATAGTGTTTCCTGGATTACCTTTTTGCAGTAAAAAATTATCTATAATACCTCTTCTTGGGTTATTTAAAAATTGAGGATTCTCCATTCGGCTTTTTAAACTTGTAGGTGCATCTATAAAATTAAATCCTGGTATTTCATTAAAAGGTTCATTATCAATTACAAAATTATTTACTTGGTTTTGATAACCAAAAGGATTAGGGTCTCCTTGTACTCCACCCATAATTTTATCTAAATATGTATTATCTCTTATTGCCATTATCGTCTTCCATCTGGTTGTATATCTAATCTAAACGTGCCTAATTTCCAACTTTGATTAGTTGTTGTATTAGATATCTTTAAAGCTATAGCACGTGCACGCGCTCTTGTATCTATTTTTTTTGTAGTAGATGTTATATCAAATGGTCCTAATGGAGAGCCTGACTGAGAATCATTAGGAAAATCACGTAAATTTAATGTTATTCTAGTAGATCCAGTTTGTGATATAAAATCAGGTATAAATCTTCTTATTTTCATAATATATTCACCATCTCCTCTAGTATCAGCTATTCCTGTTTGTTGATTACCTACTATTCTTTGAGTAATATCAAAATCTCCTGATTCAATGCTAGCAACAATTGCTGTAGTTGCTCCACCTTGAACTTGATCTGTTCCTGTTTCATGTTGATAGTATATTGTTCTACCTTCTGTATTTCCTACAACATCAAAAGATGTATCTGTGCCTGCTTCATATTCTGTTGCATGTGGATTACCAAATACAGCAGAATCCTGCCACATAGTTCTAGCTAAACTACCTACAGTCCATACGGGTCTTTGTGATGATGAATCAAAATAATTATATACAACCATTCTATTTACAACTGATGATCCTGTTGTTGGATAAAACCACATAACCTCACCAAATAAATTATTTAGTCCAGCAGACACCATTTGATTGCCAGATTCTAAATTTATATTATCATAAACAAAATCTTCTACTAAACATGGAAGTGATTCTAATTTACCAGCATATCTAAAAAAACCATTGTCAGACATCCAATATGCAGCACCATCAACTTCTACACATGCATTCTGTCCAACAAGTCCACAGTTAGTTCCAACCTGTGCAAACGCAAAAGTAAAGGGTTGACCAACAAAACGTTGAGTGAACAATGCAGTATCAGTCCAAACATAGATTGCATCACGACCTCTTATTGCTCCTCTGATCTGTGATCCGTCGGCCAATCTCTGTGTACCAGCTGTATTGGTTGCTGTCGGTGTGTATGTATTTATATCCTCCTGATCAGAAAATCTTATAAACATATCATCCTGTGTTGACGTATCACCAATCGTTGTCTCTGTTCCAAAGAATACCAAGTGACGATCTGGTGTAGATACCAACATGTGTCTTGATGCTGTTGGTGCACCAGATATAATTGTAGCTCTAATATTTTCTGCTCCTGCAGCAGCGGAGTTCCATTCAAATACTGCACTATCATGAATTAAACAAATAGCTTTATCACCAAAATTATCTAGTGACCACATACCAGGTTCAAGAACTAAGTCACCTGATGCAGCTTCTCCCCATGCTACAAAATTTGTTGTGCTAGTAACTGTTGCACCACCACTATGTGCAGCTTTTGTTGTACCTCGTACTTCTCTTGTAACACCTGTAAGTTCATTACCTGATATACCTGTATAAGATATTTCTTCGTTATCTATTTTTATAAAATTTGTACCTGTATCGGGAAACTGTGAAACATCTCCTAATATAATACCAGTAGTCACAGTATCATTAATACCATTTGTAAGAGTTGTTGTAGGCTCTCCAGATACTTCACCACCCCATGATCCAAGAGACCAACCAAAACCTTTTGCTTGCACAGCTGGTCCAACAGGATAATAATGTTGTACTCTAATACCTCCTGATGTTGTTGCACCAGATCCAGATTCATTACCTGGCATTGTAATTGTAATAGTTGTACTTGATGGCACAGTTGTTACCATGAATTTTTTATTATCAAAATCAGACGCACTATAATTAGAGTTAGTTATTGCACTAAAATTATCTAATAAAACTATATCTTGTGCAGATATACCATGATCACCGCTAAAAGTTATTGTAACAGTTGATGACCCATTAGTTGTGCTAAATGCATTTGATAAAGTTGTAGTAGATTTAATAGGATGTATGTCATAATATACACCACCAGAAAAAGCGTATAGTATTCTATTTGTACCTATAATTGCATATTTTCTAGCTTTACTATTTACAAAATGATGAAGTCCTCTACCTGCACCAGTTAATGCATCATCTCCTAGTTGTTTCCAACCACCTATTTTTTCTGGTGTTCCATATCTAAATCTTACATTATCACAATCAGTCCACTGACCCTCTGCTCCTGTGGGTGTGACCTGTTTATTAATACCTGGCTGAAAACCTATCTTTTGTAGCATAATAACCCGTTATATCAGATTAAATTTTAATTAACAGATTAAAGTACGGGGAGTGTGGTTGTGGTGGTACTCCCCATACAAGTCTTTTTTATAGACTATTTTTTAGAATTAGTCAACTTTGTGCCTTTAAACCAACTAGGCACACCTAATAAAGGTCTTTTATCTAAGTAATTTTCTTTAGCAATTTTAGAATTAGCTCTATTATAATGTAAAAATACTTGTCCACAATTTTTACCTTCAAATTCTTCTCTCCAATGTTCAAGTTCACAACCAGAATAGATTAACATATCACCTGGATTAAGGTTAATTTTTACGCCAGCTTTACCTTTACCACCTGTCGGATCTAAATAAATTGGCCAAGAGTCACCTCCTAAATTTAAAGTTGTTGATATTTCACAAGAATATCTATCACTATGTCTCGCTAGTATATCACCTTTTTTATAGATTCTTGCATATGAATAAGTTTCAGATAATTTTAATTTCGTGTGTTTTTCCATTACTGGTTTTACTTCTTGTAATAATGTTTCCATTGCAATATCGCTGTAATGTGAATAAGTATTAGGCACTTGATCATCATTCCATATACCAAAGTATTCTGTAAAAGGTGATATATATCTTTGATCAAATAAAAATCTTGCTACGTTTCTTTTATTTAAAAAATATTTATAAATAAATTCTGCTAGCTCAGGTGATATAGCTTTTTTTAATACTGTATATTTATTCTTTTTAAACGACATTTAATACTCCTTTTGGTATTGCTTGACAGTTCCAATGTATAAATCTAAATGGACTATAACCCATATCTACAATGTACTGATGAGGTAGATATGATGGAAAAAATATTATTCTACCTGGTTTTACTTTATAATTTATTGCGGATGAAGCATATGTTACTTTTGTTTTATCTTTTTCTGGTAAAAGATTCATAACATTACCTGGTCTCGGGTCCTCAAACATAGGTAATGATGTAGATTCATCTGCTTTTAAAAAATAAAAACCAGAAATGTGTCCATTCCAATGTGTATGTAATGTATGATGTCCTCCCCCTTTTTTAGCAAATTCTTGTACCCATAATTCTGTAGTAAATAATTGATAATTAGTTAAATCAAAACCCATCTCACCTAATAAATTATGTGCTGTTGCACCTATATAATCTTGTAATTCTTTAAAATTAGGATCACCTATTAATGACGTAGAATGAAATACATGACCCATGTCTTCTTTATCACCAAATTTTTTATTACGTTTATCTATTTGTGGTTTTAAATTTTTTTTAGATGCTTCAATATATGAATCTGATGCTTTATTTAAACTATCTACAAATTTAGGTTCATCTGCAAACCATATAGGACATTTAAAAAATTCTTCTAATTGTAATTGTTTAGGATAACTTACAACTTCTTTTTTTATTTTTTGTTTTTTAATTTTAGCTTTTTTCTTTTTCATATTTATCCTTTATTTAAATGGCCATCCTAAATTCCATATTACTAAACTTTTTCTTTCACCACTTTTAACTGGACACACTCTATGCCATACAAAAGAAGGAAACACAACTAAAGATCCTTTAGGTAATATCTCTTTACATTTAACTGGTTTTCTAGGTTTATCTGGATCTAAGTTTCTAAAATCAAATTCTAATTCCCCACCTTTATATTCTTTAGGATCAGATAAAGTTACAGTTACAGATAATTTTCTAATCTTACCATGTGATGGATCATTTGGATGTTCTCTTTGATAAGGTTTATCCCAACTATCACAATGCCAGTCATAATATTGTCCTTTTACATATTTTGTAAATTGACAAGACTCACTAAAGTCCCACTCAAAATTCCAACCAGCATTAGCATTTGCTTGATGCACATAAGGTTGTATTTCTTTATAAATCCATCTATCATTCATCCAAACAATATTAGAATCTCTTTTCTTTTTTAAATCTTTTATTTGTTTTTGATTTAATTTTTTATCACCATAACCACCAGTGACTGCCATTTGATCTTGTAAAGATTTTCCGTATTTAGCAATATCATCACAAATTCTATGAGGAATTGCTGATTGAAAATACCAATAGTAATTTGTAAGGTTCATATATCTTTATGAACAGAATATAACATTCCCTATGATATTGTCAATGTCCCAGAAACTGTAAAGGTTGCTATTTTGTCTCCGCCAGGATGAGCTGCGGTTGCATTTGTACAAGGAGTAACTGCAAATGTTAAAGCACTTGGTCCTCTAACAATAACAACTCCAGGACCTCCTGTTCCACCAGCTCCATTCCAACCACCACCACCGCCACCGCCAGTGTTAGCTGTTCCTGATGTTCCTGCTGCACCAGGAGGACCTGGGTTAACACCTCCTGCTCCACCACCAGATCCACCACCAGACGCAGCACTACTTTGACCTGTTCCACCTCCACCACCTGCAAAAGCAGTTACAGAAAAAGGTGTTCCGCATGAATTAATTGTATTGGGTACACCGGATCCACCAGCTCCACCACTACCACTACCACCACTACTACCAGCACTTCCCATTCCACCACCACCACCAGAACCGAGAGGACTTGGTGCAGGACCTCCTGAATTTCCTTGTGGTGGACTAAATGGAGGAGTATTTCCTGCTCCAATTCTATTACCATGAATATTACTTTCTCCACCTCCTGATCCACCATCTCTTTTAGAAACACTACAAGCTGCTTTGTTTCCTGCAGCTCCACCACCTCCACCACCTGTAGCAGTGATCATGTCAGTGCCTTCTGTTCCACATGGATTTATAATACTATTTGTACCATTAGTACCATTACCAGCACCACCTGCTCCAACAGTAATAGTTGTAGTTTGTCCTTTAAACATTGTTATTCCACCAGGAAATCTTAATGGGCTTGGACCAAAACCAGAGGCACGATAACCACCGGCTCCGCCGCCACCACCTCCGCCACCACCTCCGCCACCACCTACGGCTAAAAAGTTAACACCCGAAATAGCTACACTACCATCTGGCCATGTATTTTGAGTTCTTGCATTAAATACAC